GTTCAACCCTTAAGATGTCATTATCTGTCTGACGATCTTGTTTTTTTAAATCATCTTCAAAAAAACCTTTAACATTGTTACATGACCTAACTAAATTGGATATTTCATCTGGTGTTAAACCATCTGTGTACCAAACTTTATCATTTAGAACACTTTTTAATCTTTTCTTAATTTCGATGAAAACTGGCGAGAAAATACATGCAACTGCTTTCCTTTGCCACACAATAATTCTGTTTTTTTGATTGGCAATATTGTCCCATCTATCTGGTTTGAATATTGACTCCATTTTCATATGTATATTAACATCAGATATGTCTTTAGTTGCTAATTCTTCTTCTAAAAATCTTTTTAATTCATTCATCACCCTTCGAGGCATTTTTGATTTAGCAACCCATTCTAATGACTCTTTAACATTGAAACTGACGGGTTCTTTAATGTAATTGTTCAACAATTCCGTGTAATTACTAACACCATACGTTTCAAACACTTTCTTAGCTTCGTACATGTGATCTTTAATTTGTATTTTACGGAAATGGACTAAACCATAGAGTCTATATGTTACTGAATTAACATCGTCTAACAATATTTTTTGTATATAAGGTCTTGTCAATTTTGGGTATTTTGTACTTAAATATTTTTTAACATTAAAAATTTTTGTGCCAACCGATCGTGCTTTATAACATTGTGATGAATTGTTGTTCAATAATTGCACCATGTGTGTTAAGTCGCAATTTTCCCAAAGGTCTTTAATATCACTTGTTAAAATGTCTTCATTAAATTCTGGCTCAAAATGTTGGTGTCTGGTTCTCATAGGGTCAATGAAATGATTGTCGACTATTTCATCAGTTATGATTGAATCTTCACCCTCATCTAATTCATTGATTGAGTGAATAAAACTCACCATAGATGGTCGTTGAATCATTTTATTATTAACCCAATCACTTGAAATCGTGTTATTTGTTTTTGATAATTTCTTCATTACATTAGTGTCAATTGCAGTTATAGCTTTTGCTATCGGGTTATTCAATATTTGTGAGTCAGGTGTTTGTTTAGTTAAATTCCAGTGTGTTTCATAATCTTGTCTCACATTAATGCGCTCTTTAAGCTCATAATTATATCTGGCACCACCATGTATTAACATTTTCACGACTGTTAAGGTCCACCTATCAAAGAATATTAATGATCTAATCTCAATGATTTCATACCTTTTTGTCAGATCACGTTCAAAATACTCAATCATAAAATCCAC